GAATTGTCGTGCGCAATTGCACGATCAACGGAACCCATAAGGTAGACGGGCACGGGTTCGCATCAAACAGCGGCCCTGCTCGCGGGGTACGCGCAGTTGAGGCATACCGGAACACGTGGACGAGCGGCTACGCCAGTTCATGGCCGGCTGTCGAATTGCGCGGGGGCAATGGCCGAATCTGGGGGAACGACTCTCCGAACGCATCATATATCTCTGCGGGCATCATCCGGTTTGATGAGTACGGGGTGCAGGCGCTCTGGCCTAATTTCTCGAACCTGTACCAGACGCCCACTTACTACCCGGTCACGGATCAGATCGGCGTAGGCACAGACCCAAAGACAGCGGCAGCCGAACCCGCGTATGCGTGGTTGAACAGGAAGAACGGCTCCAGGTCTGACGTGACCTATAACGGCAACCCAGTACCAACTGCGGCCATCACGCAGTACCGCATTGAGACGAGCAACCCGGCGGCGACGTTCACCTACTCTGACATCATTCAGCATGACCGCGATTACTTCCAAGAAGTCGCGAGTTTTAACGGTACGAGCGGTGTGGGTACGGGAACTCGGGCGCAGATGGATGCCATCACGCCAAGCAGGACTGGCGTCGGTTTCTGGGTTACGGATGAAGGCTCATGGGACACGAACGAACCCGCCAACACGAGCGGGCGGCTCTACGTTTGGAGCGGCTCCGCGTGGGTGCTGGATTATACCCCGTACACGTATCCGCATCCCTTGCGCGGCGATGACGAAACGGACGTGACAGCTCCGACACCCAACCCGAGCACGATTGCCAGCGTCACGGTCAACTCAACGACGCAAATCACCGTTATCGCCGATACCGCAACAGACGCCGTTTCGCCTCCCGTCGAATACAATCACTCGATTGACGGCGTCTTTGCCGGATGGCAGAGCAGCGCAACCCGGGCTTTTGCCGGGCTCTTGCCCGGGACGCTCTACAGCTTCCGCGTCAAGGCACGCGACGCCGCGCTCAATGAGACCACGCAGTCCGGGGCCAGCACGGCGACGACAACGGCAAGCACTGTCGTGGCGTCGCCCTCACCCCTCGGGCACCGCGGCACCCGGGCGTTTTCATTCGGGGCCTTCTAACCATGCTGACGATCATCCTCTTTTTCGCAGGTCTCGGCGCTGGGTACTGGATCGCCCAGGCCTCGCTGCATCCCGGCTCGTGGCGCGTTGAGCTGCCGCCCGAGGACGTGGACCGCGGGCCGAATGCTGACCAGAGCTACCGGGCCGTGATGCTGGGTGGGCAGTCGTACTGGTTCACGCGCGAGGAAGTAGCGCGGGCGAATGAAAGGGCGCTCAAGTACAGCCGATGAAGACCGTTGCCCCCACCGTCCTTTCGCTGGTGCTGGGTGGGTGCTCCATCTTTCCGCGTGCGCCGAAGATCCAGATCGGAGACGCGAAGGTCGAGGCTCCGCGCGACGCAGGCAAGCCGGCCACGCTGGACAAGGGTGAGGTGCGGACCGCTTTCGAGATCCCAGCGCAGACACTCATGCGCGTGGAAGAGATCGCGCCGACGCCAGCTACGGACACCGCGCCAGCACGGCCCGCGGTCAAGCTTACGACATTCTCTTTCGGCGCTCCTACGCACTTTGAGCAGGTGGCCTCTACGTTGCTGGCCTCGACCGGCACCGTAGACACCAGCGTCGCCAAGAAGCGCATCGACACCGAGAGCAAGGCTCCGCTCCTCTACGCGGCCATTGGCGCAGGCGTCGCCGCCGTGGTCTTCATGGTGCTCAAGTGGCCCACCGTGGCGCTCCTCTGCGGCATCGGCTCCGGCGCCTTTTTCGCCGCGTGGCGCCTGGCCGATATTCCTTGGTGGGCCGGCCTCATCGCTCTCACTGCCGGCGGCGCCCTGATGCTGGGCTACAAGCGCGCCGAGTGGGATGCCAACGGAGACGGCATCCCGGATCGTTTCCAGAAACCGAAACAGCCCGCCAACGCCACATGATCCCGCACATCCTCGCCGTCGAAATCGGCATCGAGACCATCGCCGCCAGCGTCGCCATCCTCGGCGCCCTCTCCGCATGGATGGTGATCCCGTGGCGCGTCGGCTCGATGGAGAAGCGACTCGAGGCGCTGGAGGCCAATGAGCGCGACCACTCCAGCCGCATGGCCGTGCTCGAGACGGAGCTCAAGAACATCAACGCCATCCTCACCCGCATCGAGCGAGCGCTGACCGACGGGCGTGGGTCGCCGCACGGGAACGAATAACCATGAACCCCGGCCAACTCGATCGCCTGATCACCGTGCAGAGCCTCGCCGAAACGCGAGACTCCGGCGGCGGTGTCGTGTCCACGTACACGAGTCTGCCGACGCAGATCTGGGCTCGGCGCGTTGACCGTGGCGGCCGGGAGTTCCGCACTTCCTCCGCGCTGAATGCCGAGGTCACGTCGATCTTCACGATTCGCAGCTGCGCCGGATTGACCACGAAAAACCGGTTCATCGACGGAGGAATCACCTTCGATCTCGTTTACGTGCAGCCACCCCAGCGCAGCGGATTTCAGGAGATCCAGGCGAAAGCCGTCAACCCATGACCTTCGAAGCACGCATGGCGGCTTATCTAGCAGACAGCACCATCACGGCGCTCGTCTCGACGCGCGCCTACGCGGTCAGCGGCGGTGAGCAGGTTGCGCTCCCGTATCTCGTTTGGCAGCGCATCGCGAGCGACGGCACCGACACCCACGACGAGGACGATGCGAAGCTCGAAGAGATCACCGTGCAGGTCTCGTGCTTTGCCAGCACCCACGCTGCCGCGGTCGCGCTTCGCCGCGCCGTCCGCGCCGTCATTGCGCGGAACAACGCCGCAGGCCCGGCCACCGCGAGCAACCTCCAAGACCTTGGCCACGACGACGACCGGCGCGCATTCGGCGTATCGATCGACTTCGCCATCTGGCACGACGACTCGACGGCGTAGCCGACACTTTCAGTCCGACAAAACTCAACCACCGCTAAAACATCATGGCCCAAAAGAAAGCCGCCAAAGGAACCATCCTGGCATACGAGTCCGCAACCGGGCCGTCTGTCTGGAGCACCATCCCCGCTGTCGGGGATTTCGACCTGCCGCTCATCGGCACCAAAGACGAGATCGACATCACCTCTCACGACAGCACCTCGGAAGAGACGCTGCTCGGAATTGCCCGCACGCCGTCGATCAGCGTGCCGATCATCACGTGGGACGGTACGGACACGCACCACGCAGCAATGCGCACACGTGCCGCTGCCGACACGCTGACCAACTTCAAGGTCACCCACACCGACACCAAAGTCTCGACGTTCTCGGGTTACGTGAAAGGCATTACGCTTGGCCACCCGGTCAACGGTGCCTTTGGCGCGACCATTGAGATCAAGATCACGGGCGCGGTCACCTACACCTAAGCATGCCTCCGCTTTTCACAAAGGTCGCGATCGGTGGCCAGGTGGTTCAGCTCCGCGTCGCCGAGGAATTCGAGTGGCGGAAAGACACGCTCGAAAATCCGTCGTGGCTCGATGAGGACCGGAACCCGCGTATCCGCATGGCGTGTCTTTTGTGGTGCATGCTGGACGGTGCGCCCAAGGGACTCGCCACGGTCCGCGACGTGTGGGCCGCCTACGGATCAGCAAAGAACCAGGACGAGATTGACGCTGCGATCCTCCAGGCATGGCAGCTTGCACACCCGCCCAAGGAATCAAAAAACGCCGATGGCTCGACCGCATCGCATTCGGTGCCGTCGAGCTAGGCATCAAGCCTGATGACTACGGAACGCAATCAGCCGGGATCGTTCGGGCGATGGAGCGTGCGTGGGTCAGGCGGGAGCGCCGCGAGTCGGAGCGTTTCGCGGTTGTCGCCTACTGCGCAGCCGCCGCCGCTGGGTCGAAGGTAACGCTGGAAGAGATCAGGGCCATGATGCCCGCATATCAAGGAATCGAAGAAGAGGATGGCCAATAAAGGCACAGTCAGGATTGAGGGCGCTGCCGAGCTTTCGGCCATGCTGAACGCAATTCCCCAAGAGTTGCGCAAGGACATCATCACGACCGCCGTGCGATCTGCCGCATCTCCACTGGTGAAGGCTGCCAAGGCCATGGCAGTGACTTCGGTGGACACCGGCGCGCTGCGGAAATCCATCGGCTTCGTTGTCCGAAAGTACAAGTCAGGCGTGAATGCGGTCGCCGTCGTTGGCCCGCGTCGCGGGTACTACCGCAACGGAAGGAAGCTCGGGACCAAGGCCAGCCGAAAAGGCGCAGACTCCCCGGCGAAGTATGCGCACCTCGTTGAGCACGGCCACGTGTCGCGGAACGGTTCTTTCGTGGCGGGGCGCCCCTTCCTGCGGCCGGCTGTCGCGGTCGCTGGTTCGCAGGTCAAGAACGCTCTGATTGAGGGCGTCGGCAAGGGTATCGAGAAAGTCAGGGCAAAGCTCATCAAGCGCGGAATACACAAGGCTTAACCATGGCTTCCATCGGCAATCTATCGGCCACGATCACGGCCAACGGCCAGCAGTTCATCAACGAGTTCAAGCGCGCAGACAATCAGGCGCGCAGGACTTCTGCGTCCATCGCCACCTCGGCCAGCAAGATGTCCGGCGCGTTCGCTCGCGGCGGGCTGAAGGCGCTGGGGCTGGCTGAGATTGCCGGCTCAGTGCGCAATGAGGTTCGGTACATTCTGACGGAGTTCGACAAGATCAAGGGCATATCACCCGAGACGAAAGACTCCCTCCACGCATTCAACTCGTCGATAAGCGACCTGCGTGAGAACGTGCGCGGCCTGGCGGCTGAGGCGCTGGCCGGCTTCGCCAACTTCGGCAGCAATATCGGGTACACGATAGGCGAACTGGTTTACGGCAAGGAGGCCGCCGACGCTGCCCGCAGCCAGGGCGAAACCGATGCGCGTCGAGCACGAGAACTCGAAGCGGCGAAGAAGACTGCCGAGGAGGTCAAGAAGCTCACGGAGGAAATGCGCGAGGCTGAAAAAGCCGCAGGCGCAGCAATGGCCGGAATCACCGGGGCCATGCTGGAACCGGCCGAACAGGCAGAGGCGCTCAATGCGAAGCTTGGGCGAACGATGATGCTGCTTTCGTCTGCCGACGGCTCGACGCCCGAGGGTATCAAGGAGCGCATCAAGCTTTTCGGAGACTTGACGAACACCGCGTCATCCCTCGTGCGCGTGAACAACACGATTGCCGAGCAGATGCGGGAACAGCAAAAGCTCGCTCGCGAAGTGGGCGGCGAGCTGGCCGGTTCACTTGAGAACGCTGTTTTTTCGGGAGGCAAGCTGCGCGACATGCTGAAGGGGATACTCGACGACATGCTAAGGCTGTTGTTCCGCAAGGCTATCACGGAGCCACTGGCTGGCGCGATAGCCGGAGGCTTTGGAAGTCTCTTTGGCGGCGCTCGCGCGGCGGGCGGACCGGTAAGCAGCGGCTCTGCTTACCTTGTGGGCGAGCGCGGGCCGGAGATTTTTGCCCCGAGTTCATCCGGCACAATTGTGCCAAATGGGAAGCTTGCAGGTGGAGGCGCTCGGAACGTGTACAATATCGACGCACGCGGGGCCTCAGTTGATGCAGTGAAGGAACTTCGCGCCATGATGTCCGCGATGAACGCCAGCATTGAGCCGCGATCCGTGGCGGCAGTGCGCGACGCAGACCGCCGGAGGAAATAACCATGGCCACGATCTCGCTTCCTAGCTCGACAGCCTGGCGTGATGTGACGCCGACCCACACGCGACTCGCGGGCGAACGCTCCTCGCCCTATACCGGGGCAACCACTCAACACGATTGGGGCGTGGAGACACAGACCTTCGAGTTCAGTGTGCCGCCTTGCAAGCAGACGACGGGGCTTCTGTGGGCTGAGGCGCTGCGCGAGCTGGCGATACCGGGAAACACATTTGTTGCTGACGTTTCCCGATATGTCGGCACCGGCACGGCCGACAAGACCGCGCTGACTATGCGGCTCGTGCGCGGCTCCGTGCGACACTACGTGGACAGCCAGAAGATTCACACGATCAGCTTCACGGCCACCAAGAACCTATGAGCCGAGACATGACATCAGCGATGCAGAGCGCGCTTGCGGCGCCTGTTGTCAAGCCGGCCATCATCGTGCGTCTCGACTTTGCAACGGGCGCAGTGCGGGTTCACAGCGGCGTCGGGAACCTCTCTTTCAATTCCGAGACGTACACCGGCCTCGGCGCCCTTGGTGCTGTCGCCGACATCGTTGAAACCATCGACGGATCGAGCAACACCTGCGACCTACAGATGGTCGCTTCATCCGCGTTGATCGCGCTTGCCTTGGGTGAGATCGGCGGCGCCCGCGGCCGACAGGGGCGCGTCTGGTTCGGCTCCTACGATCTATCCACCGGGCTCCTGATTTCCGACCCGATCATGCGATACAGCGGCGTCATCGGCACAATCTCGCACGACGACAACGGCGAGACGGGCAAGCTGGTGATCGGCCTCGTCGATGAGACCGGCGACCAAGAGCGGCCACGGACGCGCTACTACAACATGGCCGATCAGCAGCGAGTCGACCCAACCGACACGTCGATGAAGGGCGTGGTCGATCTGCCAAACAAGCAACTCAACTGGGGCAATTCCAAGGTGTTCACCGGCAACCCGCGCAGCGATGGCGGCGGGGGTGGCGACTCCACGAGCGACCAACTATGATCACGCGTCCCGAAAACTGGCCGGACCTCCTTGCCAATCACCTCCAATCCTGGCGGTGGAAAGAGTTCACCTGGGGGCAGACCGACTGCGTGCACTTCACTGCCGAGTGGCTTTCGATCATGGGACACGCCAAGCCCCTGGCCGGCCTGCCGGAATGGTCGAGCGCACTCAGCGCGGCCCGCGTGTTCAACGGTCTCGGCGGATTCGAGCACGCGGTGCAGGCGCAGATGGCGGCGCTTGAGCTGCCAGAGATTCCGCTGGCTTTTGCGATGCGCGGAGACTTGGCGATTGTCCGCATCGACTCCGATCGACTGGCGCTCGCGATCGTCAACGGGCGTGGCGCGGCTGTTCGCTGCGAAGACCTTGGCGTGTCGGAGATTCCCTACATAGCAAACGCCGTCCGGGCGTGGAAGGTTTAACATGCCACAAGCAATTCCAGCCATCGTCTCTTGGGTCGGAACGGCGCTTTGGTCGGCGAGCTGGCTTACTGTCGCGAAAATCGCGCTTGTTGTCGGCTCCACGATCTACTCGCGCAACCAGGCGAAGAAAGCGCAACGGGCTTTTGCCTCACTACGCGACCAGGGCACGACTGTCACCTTCTCCGACCCGATGGCGGTCTCTGCGCTCGTCTACGGCGAGTGCCGGATCGGCGGCGTCGTGATCCACGCGGAGACTACGGGCGCAAGCAACAACTACCTGCACCAAGTCATTGCACTTGCGCCCCACGACCTCAGCGAGATTGATGACATCTACTTTGGCGACGAGGCGCTTGGGATGCCGTGGAATAGCGGCAGCCCATCGAATCAGCCGGACGTGACTTCGCCCTACTACGGCAAGACCAGAATCAACCGAAAGATCGGCGGCGGCTCTGCCGACTCTGAACTTGTCGCCGAGTCTGGTGGCGGCTGGACGAGCACGGACAAGATGACCGGCGTTGCGTCGCTCTATGTGCGCACGCAGTGGGACGTTGACGTTTTTCCGCAGGGGCTCTCCTTCAACATCTCGACCGATGTGAAGGGAAAGGAGTGCTACGACCCGCGAGACACGACGACGGCCTACAAGAACAACAACGCGCTGGTGCTGCGGGACTACCTTGTCGAGCACCTTGGATACCCAAGCTCCGAGATCGACGATGACGACGTAACGGCAGCGGCGAACATCTGCGATGAGTCCGTGACCATCGCCGACGCTACGACTCAGGCGCGCTACACCTTCAACGGCCGCATCCTGACCGACACGAAGCCGGCTGATGCGCGGCAGATGATCGCCCGCGCAATGGGCGGCTGGTGCGCGAAGATCGGCGGCAAATGGCGCATGGAGGCAGGCGCGGCGAAGTCCTCCTCCCTTTCGCTCACCCCTGATGACTTCATTGGAGAGATCGAGTGGCTGAACCAAGACCCGATCTCGGAGGCCTGCAACGCGGTGCGCGTGACGTACCTCGACCCAAAGAACAACTGGCAACCGGCGACCGCTCCGCTTGTGCGCAAGCTGGTCACCGCGCCAAACATCACGGCCGGGGCTCGCTGCACGATTGTCAGCCTGGGGACCACAAACTTCACGCTGATCGGCGCGGCCAGCAACACGGTTGGCGTCACCTTCACGGCGTCCGGTGCCGGCCTCGGTACGGGCACCGTCGATCCATACTTGGGCGAGGACAACGGCGTCGAACACGTCCGCGACATCGATCTGTTCGGCGTGACCAACGAAGCAACGGCGCTCCGCTTGGGCCGCATCGAGCTGGAGCGCGCCCGGCATGGGCTGACGTTCACGACCCAGACGGGGCTCAAGGGGCTCCAGGTGCAGGCCGGCGATTGGGTCGACGTGACGTTCTCCCGCTACGGATGGAGCTCAAAACTGTTCGAGGTCGTCGAACATCGCACGGTCCACGAGGTGCAGGAAAGCGGCATGTTCATCAGCATCCGCCTTGTGCTGCGAGAAGTCTCATCCGCGATTTACAGCCGCACGGCCGCCGACGAAACGACTGCAGACCCCGCGCCCAACACGACTCTGCAGAATCCGCGCGACGTGATTGCCCCCGTGCTCGGCACGCTCGAGAGCGACGACGATCAACTCACGATCGACTCACGCGGCCAGGTTGTGTCTCGAATCAAAGTGCCGTGGACGTGCGCGGATGCCTACGTCACGAGCGGCGGAACGTTTGAAATTGAGTACAAGCTGAGTGCCGACACCGACTGGCTCCCCGCGCCCATCGCCCCCCTGAAGGGCAGCGACGAAGTGGCATGGATTGGGCCGGTGGTCGATGGCGAGGACTACGATGTCCGCATTCGTGCGGTCAACGGCATCGGCGTGCATTCCGATTGGGACACGGAGACGGCGCACACCGTGATCGGCAAGAGCGATCCGCCGGCAGCGCCCACGAGCTTCACTGCAACGGCAACGGCGGGCGGCGTCCTGCTTGAGTGGGTTCCGCCGCCAGATCTCGACCTTGCTGGATACGACATTTTCCATGCGCCCAACGGAGACCCGATCCCAGCGGACCCTCTGTTCAGCGTGGCCGCTCCGGCATTTTCGTTTGTCGTCCCCGGTCTCACCGTAGGCGAGTCAACGGACTTCTGGATCAAGGCGCGCGACACGAGTGGCAATCTGTCCACCGCTGTCGGCCCCGAGACCACAGCGGCCAGCCCCGTATCATCGCCTACCCTCTGGCCGCGCGGCACATTCAGCGCGACGGCGTTCTACCTCGACAACGCCGACGTCAAAAACTTGGTGCGGTACAGCGGCTCCGTCTACAAGGCGAACAACACGAGCAAGAGCGGCCTCGATACGTGGGACGTGCCAGGCACTTCAAGCGACTGGGTGCTTTTTGCCGTTGAGGACCTGATCACGGCGACCGGTTTGATTTTGGCCGAGGTTGGGTATCTCTATGACACGCTCTACGTCGGCGATGGAAGCGCCAACAAGGGCCGCATCATGTCGCACGGCGTCACGGGCTACGGGGCCGGCGCATCGGGATTCTTCCTCGGATTTGATGGCACCACGCCGAAGCTCTTCGTCGGCAATCCATCGGGCGATCAGCTCACATGGAACGGCACAGCGCTGAGTATGACCGGAACCCTCAGTGTGGGCACCGGCGATAGTGCGACGCTGATCAATTCGACTTCCATCAATTTCGGAACCCGCTTCCAGATCGTCGACCTCAGCGGACAGACGACGCTCGTTTTCCAGAAGACCGCTGGGCAGTCCACGGGAAACAAGGGCTTTCACATTCAGGCCGACGCGAGCAATACCGTTCTGCGCGGTGGAGACGTCTCTGTCGTCGGCCCGTTCTCTCCGACCTGGTCGATCACGAGCACGACCGGCGTGGGCATGTTCACCAAGGTGCAGATCGGATCGGACTGCGAGTTTGAGCGCATCTCCGCGAACACGATCAAGACCGTAGACACGCTTTGGCCTGCGGGCTCGCTCCTCGTGGGGGCAAACTCCATCTCGCTTACGAGTCCGACCAGCGGCGAGCTGCTCGTGGGGGCGGCAGTCAAGGCGAGCGGATTTTCAGTCGACAACGCCGGCACCTTCGAGTTCTTCGCTGGCGCCGGGAACGCCGCCGTCTACGTGCGGAACCAACTGTTTCAGGTTCGAGATTCATCGGGGACGACGAAGGCCCAGATGAACCCGGCCAACGGGCTTATCTCCACGGTGGGCAGTCTATCAGCTGGCGGCGATGCAACGATCACGGGCGCGGTCACTGCCGCGACACTAGCAACCAGCGCGCAGGCAACTATCGGCGGCAACATCACCATCGGCTCTGCGGCCTCCGCAGTCATCAATCTCTACAGCGACGTAAACCTGTACCGGTCGGCCGCTGACGTGCTGAAGACGGACGATGCGTTTCATGCGCTTGGGCTCGGTGCGTTCAACGCGATCTCTGCGTACAACGGATCAACCTCGGATTACGTTTTCCTCACCGGCGCTTCGGTCGGTGCGACCATCGTCAAGGGCATCCCTCTTCGTGTCGCGACATCAGGCGGCACGCTGAAATTCGAGGTCGATCCCGCCACCGGGCAGGTATCCATCGCCAGCAACAAGGTTCTCTCCACGCGGTACGGCAGCACGCCTGTCACGCTCGCCGACGTTATCGCAGCACTGCAACACCACGGACTAGTCCCATGACGTACATCACATACTTCCTCCTGATCGTGATCGACATCACGTTCCCGCCGGCACCTTGGCTCTCGCAGGGGCTTCAGCCGCCGAGCGTGCCGCCTCAATACGTTTACGTACCAATTGCCCCCGGCACCAATCTGCAATTCCAGGGACCGGTGCAGAACCCGCCACCTGCGCAACCGCCCGGCCAATCCCGCTTCTTTCGCCACTACCACGGAGGCCGCCGATGAGCACTGACGAACAAATCGCCAAGCTAAACAAGGACCTGCAGAACATGCGCAAACTGGCTCAGGACCACCACAACGCCTCCCAGCAGCACCTCGGGGCCGCGGCCTATATCGAGGGGCAGCTCGTTGAGTTGCAGGCCGCCAAGGCGAAGGAGCCGACGCCCGCCGCCCCGTAACCACTCTCCCCGCCGCGGCCGCTCCCGGGCATTGGTTTCGCCCACGTTCTTTCACAAAGCTAGACCGCGGCGGGGATCACTTCACCGGCAGCATCTCGATCGCATCGCGCGCCGTCTCCCCCGGCGTGCGCCCCGATGCCGTAGCCACGGCTACGATACGCGCAATCGTGCCGGGCGGCATCCTCCACGGGAGGATTTCACCTTTGCCTGTGGGTTTTGGGCGGCCGGGCCCGGAGCGTTTGCCGCCGCGTTTTCTTTGTTGAGTCATGGTCATCCTGCGCCCTTCGGCCGCGGCCTTCGTCGCCTTGCGGGTAGCTGTTTGTGTGGTCATACACAGTCCTCCGGGTTGGCCTCCACCAGTGCAACTCCATCGCTCAGCACCTCAACGGACCAGTGCGCCTGGTCGTAGGGGATGCCGGTCTGGTGCACCGGCCGGGTGATCGTGATGAGCCCATCGGACTCCAGCTGGTCGAGGTCTGCACGGGCAAAGCGCTCGGTAAAATGCCGGCCCGCTTCGTCGCGGGTGGTGAGAGTAGAGAGGAGGCGAACCTTTTCGGCGGTGGTCATGTCATGTCCCAACTTTTTCGCCCTGGGTCCGGGCGCCTCGCGACCTACGAGGAAGGGGCTTTAGTGCTTGGGGCCACCAAGGTCAGGGCTGACCCTGACGTACTCACCCTGACAGGTGATTTGATTCGTGCAAGCACGAAATGAAAGGATAAGGGTGGAATCCGGGCGCCTCGATTGTAACGCCACGGGCGGGCCTACTTTGCGAGCGCACATAAACCGAGCGCCTGAGCCTGCCGGGCAAGATCGATCACTGCTTTCTCGACTGCCTCACGGGCCGGCGCTCGCGGCGCAGGAGGTAGAGGAAAGAGCCGAGATTTTCGTTTTTGTAACGACTATCGCGCTAACTCTCAGGCGTTTGCGCAATTGGCATCCCAGGGATGGAAGTGTTTATATAACTTTCTCCTTTTCACTCGGGTTCATTTGTGGTCTTGGTGAACCCATGAGAAAGCAGAATCTGAGGCACAGCCTCAAGGTGCGAATCACCAGCCCGACGCAGGCCGGACTGACGCGGATTGCACGGGCGAGGCAGGTTTCGCTGGCGGACGTGGTGCGTGAGGCACTGCTGGCTTACTTGGCTGCGCGTCAGGCAACGGAAGAAGTCACGCCATGAACAAGTATCGCCGCATCAAATTGAAGGACGGCACAACCCGCGATGAGCACGGGCAACTGCACCATGCCGGGAAGAAGCTTGGGCCGATGTCGGAAGATCGCAAACGGAAGCTGAGCGAAAGCGTTCGGCGCTATTGGGAGCAGAAGCGGAGGGCCGCATGAGCCACGACCCCGAAGTCAAAGCGATGCTCACGGAGTGCCATCGCATCCTCAAGACCTTGGAGGAGCAAACGGCCCGCGCCGCCGCTCAGTTTCCCGCGTGGGCGTTTTGGCTCGTCTGGCGCAAGGCAGGAACGTGGCAGCAACAGAGGATTTTAGCATGACTTACGACGAATTTATCCGACAGAAGATTCACCAGGTTGAACCAGCCGGCTTCGATCCGTTGCCAATCCTGGCGCCGCTTTTCCCGTGGCAGTCCGCCGTCGTTCGGTGGGCGATCCGCAACGGACGGGCCGCCCTCTTTGAAGACTGCGGACTCGGCAAGACGCTCCAACAATTGGAATGGGCGCGACAAGTCGCCGAGCACACGCGCAAGCCCGTCTTGATCCTGACTCCGCTCGCCGTTGCGCAGCAGACCGTCAAGGAGGCGTACAAGTTTGGAATCAACGCTTCAGTTGCGGCAAGCCAGGCAGACGTGACCGTTCACGGCATTTACATCACGAACTACGAGAAGCTAGAGCATTTCGACACGTCCGCATTCATTGGCGTCGTGCTCGACGAAAGCTCCATCCTGAAGGCGTTTACCGGCAAGACACGCATCGCCCTAACCCAAGCATTCAGCCAGACGCCCTATCGTCTTTGCTGCACCGCCACGCCATCGCCCAACGATTACACGGAGTTCGGGCAACACGCCGCATTCCTTGGCGTCTGCTCGCCTGCTCAAATGCTCGCAACGTTCTTTGTTAACGATACGTTCAACACTGGCGACTGGCGACTGAAGAAGCACGCCGAGGGCGAGTTCTGGAAGTGGCTCGCCTCGTGGGCTTGCTGCGTATCAAAGCCATCGGACATCGGCTACGATGACACGGGATACGACCTGCCGCCGCTGCGGATGCATGAGCACGTCGTGGAGGTCGATGAGCGCGCCGACTGCGGCGAGGAGCTTTTCCGGCACGCGACGCTTTCAGCCACGACGCTGCACGCGGAAATGAAGCTGACATCGCAGGCACGATCCGAGCGCGTTGCGTCAATCGTAGCGGCCAAGCCGGGCGAGCAGTGGCTTGTTTGGTGCAACACGAACGACGAAGCCGACAAGCTCGCCGAGCTGATCCCGCATGCTACGGAGGTCCGTGGTAGCGATTCGGCATTCAAGAAGGAGTCCGCGCTCAACGGATTCGCGTCGGGGGCCGTCCGCATCCTCATTTCCAAGCCGTCGATCGCGGGCTACGGCATGAATTTCCAATGCTGCGCCAACGTCGCATTCGTTGGCCTCTCCTACTCTTTCGAGGACTTCTACCAAGCGTTGCGCCGCTCATACCGCTTTGGGCAGACGCGAGAGGTTCACGCGCACATCGTCCGCGCTACGACCGAAGGCGCGATCTCACAAAGCATTCAACGCAAGATTCAACAGCACCAGACCATGCAAGCATCCATGAAACAGGCGTCCTCCGTTTTCGCCGAAAACCGAATCAAAGAGCTTTCGGCGAAACTCGACCTTTCGACCAAAGAGGGCGAAGGGTGGAAGCTCTACCACGGCGATTGCGTCCGCGCCGCGAAACAAATCCCAAGCGAGTCCATAGACTTCTCCGTTTTCTCTCCGCCGTTCGCCGACTTGTTCACCTATTCCGCGGACCTCCAGGACATGGGCAACAGCGCGGACCTGGGCGAGTTTACGAAGCATTTCGAGTTTCTTATCGCTGAGATTGCCCGGATCATGGTGCCGGGCCGCGAGGTTGCCGTGCACTGCGTTGACCTGCTCAGCACGAAGTGGAAGCACGGGCGCATTGAGTTCCAGGACTTCAGCGGCGAAATAATCCGCGCTTTCTGGCGGCATGGCTTCCTATTTCATTCGCGGATTTGTATCTGGAAGTCACCCGTGACCGAGATGCAGCGCACCAAAGCGCATGGGTTGCTCTACAAGACGCTGAAGGCCGACTCGTGCGACTCGCGCGTAGGCTGTGCCGACTACCTGCTGATTTTCCGCAAGCCGGGGGAAAACCCGAGACCGGTGACGAAAGACCCCGCATCATACCCGGTCGAATGGTGGCAGGAGGTCGCGTCACCGGTCTGGATGACGGTCGATCAAGGGCGCGTACTCAACACAGACGGAGCGCGGGACCACGCGGATGAGCGGCACATTTGCCCGCTGCAACTCGACGTGATCGAGCGAGCGCTGTCGCTCTGGTCGAATCCTGGAGACCTGGTCTACTCGCCGTTCGCCGGCATCGGGAGCGAGGGCGTTGGCGCGCTCAAGATGGGGCGCAGGTTCGTCGGGAGCGAGCTGAAGGAAAGCTACTTCAAGCAGGCCGCGCAGAATCTCGGCAACGCGAAGGCGCAGCCTGAACTGTTCGTAGCTTAACCCAACGCAACTATGGCCGGAGATTGGATCAAGGTTGAGGAGAGCATGCCCGACAAGCCCGAGGTTTACGGCATGGCCGCACAGCTCGGGATCGAGCGCGCCGAGCAGTATTGCGAA